GAAGATAAGATCTTCCAGGTGATCTAGGTGAGTGTTGGGCAAGGATTCCTCTGTCTCTATGCCATTATTATAGCATGTCAAAGTCGAGTCCATGATGTAGTGTGCCAGTTTAAACTTCGTACCTAATCGTAATGGCGTTCTGACGGACACCAGTAACTTTGTCTTTCCCTCGTCCCTTCTTAGAAAAACGAACACCTGCTTTCTGCATCACTTCACGAATCGCCGCTTCATTTATAGGTTTCAAACCATGTTCGGTTAATAAGTGATCTGCTGCTTTATCTCTGTCACCAGCAAATGTAAGTTCTCCTGTCATACATTCTTTTGTAAGTTCATACTTGAATGCATCATATGCAGCAGCACCTGAAGGTGCTCTCCTAGAACCTAATATTTCTTGCAGTTGTTCATTAAGACCACCTGCTTTGTTAACATCTCTCATCATTCTATCTGCTTCCGATTGAGTCAAAGTTCCAGTTCTATTCTCAAACTTATTAGCAATCTGTTCAATAATGAGTTGTAGAGTTCCCAACTCATTCGTAGACATATTATTTTTACCCATGTTTTGTGCAACTTTTCTCAAAACTTTAGTAAGAGTTGCAACTGAAGTATCAATACCAGAACTCGTCAACTGAAAACTATCTCCCCATTTCATAGAGCACTTATATTTTTTAGTACCATTCGTAAACATAATATCTGTTTTGGGTTCTGTTCCACCCCCAGACATTTTTTTAAAGGATCCGTAATACTTTTGTTGATCAATCTCTAGTCTAGGTGCCATACCGACTACGAGTTTTGTTGCTGTATCCTGAATATTTTGGGGAATATCGTCCCATTTCTTAGCAGCTTCAACAAAGAACTTCTCCTGCTCTCTAGTTCTAGGTTCTTTAATCCTAGAAGTAGCAGCATACATGACAGCATGTTCAAACTGAAGTCCTTTGTTTGCCATTGTCCTTTTTGATTATTTAGTTGAAATTATGCAAGTTGTGCCATACGGTTTCAATATGCATGTTACCCTTAAAGTAACCAGCAACGATCACACTAAGTGTCGCTGCTATCACTCCTAGAAACATCAGACTCGGAACTATCGGGTTCTTCGGTAATGTCGGATTCAATGATGTATCGTCGGGTTCGGTTTCCTCTGGAGTCGAGGGTTTCGGTTCGATACCATCTTCCATCAACCAGCTCCGCTATGCTCGTCAGAAGATTTTCCGCTATCGCTTTGTTGCTCGCTTGCTTCCATCTTGGAATGGTGTGATAGTCGTTCTGGGTCATCGTTAATAGAAGGAACAGTTGGGTTTCGTGAAAGGTTTTTGATTACAATAAATGCATCTTTGTTGTACTTACGGGTGCCTTTCTTAGGTGCCCACTTAGTGCCAGCACCGTCAATCATATAAACTGACGTGCCGCCAACGTCTACAACTACATCATCATAACAATCCCATCCAAGTTTTGCAATAGTATCTTTGATGTCATCATGCAATGCTTTCATCACAGCAGCAGATTTGCGACTTGCAATCAGAGAGTCATCCATGACGTTTTCATCAGGTTCAAGATTCCCCACCATTTTCACCCTCCTCTTTTTTGTTAAATCCAAATGGTCCTTCTTTTTTCTCTAATGCAAGTTTCAGTGCAAGACCACCTACTGCTTCCATTACTTTCAAAACTTGTTCAGGTTTTGCATCTTCACCAAGTTCATTAGCAACATACCAATACTTTGGCCAAAATGTTTCTCCTGCTTTTTGATAGTCTTCAAGTGTTAGTAGTTTCATTTACCGACTCCATAATCACCGCCGTTTTCAGCGTTCTCTTTTTCAAGTTTACGAATATCTTTATGCAGTCTTTCAACTGCTTTACGAACTTCGTCAGTTTCCTCCCATTCCCAGGTGTCACTACCAATAGTTTTTGTTCGTTTAGTCATGAATTTCCTCTCGGTTGATAATTTCTTGTAGACCGTGTTGAATCATTGCTTGAACTTGCTCCTCAGATAGTCCTTTGAAGATAGAATATCGAGGATCATTTTCATCCCATTCTACTGTAAATGTACCGTCATCATTAACATCGACAGTCAACCCATCGTAAGAAGATTTATCTTCAGTCATACATCTCCTGCTTTACGGTTTTCAGAGAAGTGAACATCAAAGGCACCATCAGGATAACGAGATGCAAGTTTCTCAACATTCATCTCAATAATTTCATTTAGGTCAGTGCCAAGTCCCATACATGCTTGCATGACATACCACATGATGTCACCCAGTTCACGTTTCAAATGGAACAGATTATCTTCGTTAACAGGTTTGCCTTGGAAGACAATCTTCTTTACCACCTCAGTGAACTCACCTGCTTCAGCACACATACCTACAGAAGCAGTAAGCAATCGCTCGGAAGGAAATCCCTGACCCTCAAGTTCTTGAATACGATAAACGAATGCCTCGTGTTCTTTGCTTTGAAGCGACGTGACCGCATTGACAAATTCTGCATACTTAATTGGATCAATCATACTTTAGATCTTGAAAGGTTTTCTTTGCTGTGAATCGTTTTACGAGATCGACTTTCTCGCTTTCCTGCCCAGAATCTTGAAGATCATCCTGAGCAGATTCCTCAACATCATACAGCCTCATCTTCGCTCTGTCAATACCTAAACAGAACCTTTTGTTCATTGTCGGATCATTGTATCTGTTCTTAAGTTGCTTGACCATGATTTGATTCATACCCTCAAGTTCCTCAGTAGAGATAAGGGCAAACATAAGATCAGCAGTAGCAGGCAACCCAAAGGACTCACTAGTATCAGTAAGGTCCACATCAGTGCTACCATAACCAGAACGAGTGGTCTGGGTGGCAGATACGATAGGGACCTTGGCTTCGCAAGCCAACCCTCTAAGCTCCTCTGCAATAGACTTAATATAGCTATATGAATTGACAGTGCCGCCCTGGCGATACCGTTCGGAAGCACATATATTAAGGTAATCAACAAAAATAATGTCAGGTCTAAATGACTTCTTAAGTGAGAGATCGCTGAGGAGAGAACGGAAGTGTCCAACGTGAGCACTTGCAGTGGGATACTCTTTAATTATAAGTTTGCCCTGTGTCTTTTTACCAAGATTCTTGATCTTGTTTTGAAACATTGACTTAGGCATATCAACTAATTTCTGAATAGGAACATTCAGGAGATTAGCATCAATACGTTCAGCAATCTTTTCTTCTGCCATCTCACAAGTAATGTACAAAACATTCTTACCTTGGAGCAAAGTAGCAGCAGCAACGTGACACATGAACAATGACTTACCAACACCTGTGCCTGCCAAGGCAACATTGAGAGATTTATTAACAAGTCCACCTTTGGTAATCTTATTGAAAAACTCTAGATCAAAAGGAATCTTATCTTCCTTCTTATGGTAAAAATCAAAACGCTCTTCGGCGTTTGTCATATAATCATGACCAATATTTTGGTCAAAGGATACACCTAGTGCTTCCGAAAGAATCGAAGGAATAGCACCTTTATCCCTTTTGGTATCTTGACCGTCAGCAATCTTGACAGATTCCATAAGAGATAAGTAGATCGCACGCTCTTGACACCACTTCTCCGTAGTATCAAGGAGCCAATCGTGGTCTGTGGGATCATCGGAAAGGACATTTAAAACTTGAATAACATCTTTGAACTGATCTTCATTTAAGTCGGTTCGTTCCTGACATTCTATACCAATTGCGTTAAGAGATGGTAACGCATCATACTGTGTGATATATTCATGAATCTCCAAAAAGATAACCTTATGAGATCTGTCCGTAAAATAATCTACCTTCAAAAAAGGTAAAACTTTTCTTGCAAAAGCATCATTGTAGATGAGATTGCTCAGGATCGTGACTTCTAGATTCATTGATAGTGCAGATAAGTTCCTACGATATACTTGTCATTTGAAACAGGAGATTTTCCTGCATGTCTGTACTGCCAAGTGGGTGGAAATACCAATACTTTACCACACTCAGGTTTAATTGAGTAGTTTAATTTAGGAAAGTCTGTTTCTCCACCTTCAGCAACATCATTCAAATATAAGAAGATGACTAGAAATCTTTTTGCAGTAGCATGGTCTCCAACATCGACATGGGGTTTGAATTGATCATATTCATTGTTCTCATATTTTTTCATACGGAACTCTTCATACCCATACTTTGAAGGGAAGTCTGGAATCATATCAACATCGTTGACATATTTTTCTAAGACGGGAATCAGATCCTGACTTAGTTGTGCTTGAATTCCCATCCAAAGGGGATCCTGAGACATGAATGCCTGAGAGATATTCAGTTCCGAGAAGGAAGGTCGCTGCTCTCTATCAAGATAGACGCTGTTGGATTTTGAAAACGCTTCAATTGTAGCGTCACAAAAATCTCTAGTAAAAACTGAATCATATGTTTTGATATAATCTTTAAGGTCAGTTCCCATAACGGAACTCCTGAGCCGCTGCTTCATCCAATGCTTGCATCACTTCGGGGGTGAAATACTTCTGCGGATCAGAGAGAATAGACTTAGGATAAACAGTAGATTCACCAACGACGATGCGATTCCCACGCTTGGTGAAGACTCCGTATTTCTCACCCAGTTCCAGTAGTCCATAATACCTGTCAAGTCCACGGTCGTAATAAAGACGTGTTTCAACTTGTGAGTTCTCCTTTGTTAATCGAGATTTTTGTGCTTTGCATTTGATAATATTGCCAACAACCTCCGTACCGTCCTTTTCCTTCTTCTTTGATAGATATATAATTGTTGATGAAGCGTACTTGAGTCCACTTCCACCTCCCATTTCTTTTGTGGGAATATAACTTCCGATTACATCATATGTATGATTGGTAACTAGCATTGGGACGTTTGCTTTACCTAATTTGAGCGTTAGCACACGGAAGGCACCCTTGATCAACTGACTCTTAGTCATGTCACGAACCTGCTTATCCGCTGCAACATCAGCGATCTCCTTCTCTGTAGAGAGCATACCCAGAGAATCCAGGACAAACATCAGAGGTTTACGATCCGCAACATCTTGTTCCATATATTTGTCGAGAATACGACAAGACTGAGTTCGGAATTGTTCGATGGTTGCAACAGGCACAATCATCATACGATCAGATGCAATGCCACGGTCTTCAATCATCTGCTTAGAAATAGCAGACTCAGATTCAAAATAAATTACCCCAGCATCGGGATTGCTGTCAAGAAAATGCTGGACAATCCCAAGACAAAAGAAAGTCTTGCCAGTAGAAGACTCACCAGCGATAGCGGTGATCTTATTTGAGGGGACACCTCCGTAGATTGAACCGCTAACCAAAGCATTGAAAATGTAACTACCAGTATCAATGAAATCAGAAGTGTCTCCTGCTGCGACACCATC